ATCTTGCTTTCTGACATGTTAAACCAACTGAATAGTTTACGAGTGTTTTTTGATAATAGTTTACCTTTACTCCATCCTGCTTTGAATCCACAGTTGAAACAATGGTATTGGAATCCACCTGCTGAATTCATAAGAACACCGCCACGCTTGCGAGTATCTGGCTTTTCTCCATTATGGTGACAACATACCGCGTTGAATGAAATCCAACCGTTTGGAGTTTGTTTTCGCTTTGGAGGTAAGAAGGCTAGTAGTTCTTCGTCAATAAGACTCATACTACTATTTTAGCCTCTATATAGCAGTTTGTCAACAGTTCCGGTGTATTGTGTTTGGTCGTTTAAACCAGGATATGGTCCAATGTCTGGAACATAACGTAGACGTGTGTAGCTGAACACACCTTGGAAATTAAAATAATCAATTCCCGTAAATTTGGTATAATATCTAGAAACTACATCAGCAAATGTAGTTATAGACCCGCTTGGAGGAGGAGTGTTGTCCATACTTCCTTGGGCATAAACCCATCCAGTATAATTGGTCATGTATACCGCCATGCTATGCCATTCACCATTCTTATGAAAACTTGGGTGAGCTGGTAAATTACCGCTATCAAATTCAAAACGTTGCGCACCCGGATCTCTATTTAGAAATTTTTGGAAGGACGTAACAGTTAGACTTGGTTGTAATGCTGGCATTAGATCATGTTGTAGATGTAGTGTACCAGCCATTCCATAATAGGTATTTGAGTATGCGGGTGTGTAGGTATTGTCCGCAGGGTCGTACTTACTAACACTAAATTGATAATCTGCGCAGTCTATGTCCCAGGTGTCACCTTCCATTAAAGATAATAGAGCAAGTCCGCGAGTGCTTGTGGTAACCCCGTCATCTAATACCGTTATATTTTTCTGAATAATTAAACGCTGACTCGAACGATCAAACATTGAAAACACAAATGATCCTGTGCTGATTGGAACAGGTTTTTGGTCACTGTTTTTAAATTGTAGTTGAATGTTATTTTTAACACCCTTTTGTATTGTTAGGTCGCGTTGGTACATAATATTGTGTATCCTTTGATCGTATACGTCCAGATCCAGTATAACGTCGAATGAATTTGGATATAAATAGACTGGTAAAGTAAGCATAACATATATTTATTCAATGACCACAAAGGACGATTTTCAAAGTAACTTTCCATTTATTACCTGCGTTAAAATAGGTGATAATGAGTACGTCGGCATCATTATTAATCTAGATCACAATGTTGTAAGTTTGTACGATTTTAGTGAAATTAAATCAGAAACTGACAAGCAAACTTTTTTAGAAATGGGAGAAGTTTGGTGGTGGGAAAGTAATAGAAAGATCCCCATTAACATCTTCCTTAAAAATGAAATGACAGTATATCGTAAGGCTATTAAAACATTTAATAGCAAAGACCTAGAAGTGGTATTTGGGCCAACTGTTAATCTAGGCGAAATCGCAGAAAAACGTGTCAAACGTAAGTCAATACAGTTAATTAGAACTGCTAAAAGACCAGTACGTTAACTATACTCGTAACTAATACCTTCACAAATTAAATTCATTTGTACTACTATTGCCATAGCATAGGCAATAGCGTGAGCCTTCTTAAAATAGTAGTCGTTAGTCGTCGGTTTCATCCATACTTCTTCGAATACTTTGTTCCACGGCAATCCTAGCAGGTGTTTTTTTGCTGGGCGTATTATAGCCAGGCAAGCCGCGAGCTCTTCGACTTTTTTCGGTTTCATTTTCCTCAATACGTGCCCGTGTCCATTCACATGGAATAGTAGGTTCGTAAATTCGTCTTGTTCCAGTAGATCCCATAGTGGTTCTGTTTCCATTAATTGTTTAAGGTGTTCTTCATTTTTAATCCCGGTGTATATATTTACGTTAAGGAAATCAATTTTAAAATATCCTCTATCCTCTGCTTCTTTGTAATCAATGCTTGATAAGCCGGTTAAGGGATTATACGGAATAGCGTGACAATATACACCGGTGTTGTGTTTTTTAAAAGTATCAATTGCCGCAGGAACATGCTTGATTATGTCAAGCACCTTTGTTCGGTCAGCAAAGTCAATATCGATATCAGGCACTAAAATCTCCTCCACTGTTAGCCAGTGCTAACATTAAACTATAATGTTCGTATGCTTTCTTTACCGCTGGATATCTATCACGTAGATGTTTCTCTTGCTCTTTTTGTTCCATGAGCATTTCAAACATATTATAATGCCCTGTTTGCTTTATGTTGTTAAACACCTGCGCTTCAAATTCAGCAATTCGAGTAAGTTCACTTTCTGAGATTTCTATAGTGAATAATTTTTCAGTTTCGAACGGAATTTTATCAGTCATAACAAGATTGTAGTCGCTAGTACTTTCAAAGAATCTTGTATTCATCCCAGTAATCCTGTGAGCACGTTTATTGGTATCGATTACTGATATTCTATGACTTCCTAGAAAATCCTGTAGATCCTTATTCAATTCCAGTCTCCTTACAAATTTCTTTAGCAAGGGCAGTATCATCCGGTTGTTCTTTAAATTTTTTCAGCCAATACGGAACATCAAATGCCGGAGCAATAATATCCATTTGTTCGTCATTAAATTTAGTAACCATATCTCTACCTGATTTGGAATTAAGAACTAACCATGGACTAATATATCCATTACGAATATCATTTACTGCTCTATTTAAATTTGTGTATAAAAAATAATGTTGAAATTCTGCGTTATTGGCATCGCCCCATTCCATCATATGTTTGATGCTACGTTGAATGGCGCTTTCGGCTGGCTCCAATTTTAACATCTCAAACAAATAGTTGTCGTACAGTTCATCTCGACACCAATGGTCTAATTTAATACCACTCTTGATTACAAAGTCTACAAATTTTTCCGGGTACAATGGCATTATATTGTTGACAAAACTGCCAAATTTTACAAACGCATTATAGTACGGACTTTTACAAAAATCAGCATAAGTCTTGTCCTTTTTAGCACCTTGAGTTAATTTAAAGAATCTGTTGAAGGCCATGAACCCTGCTTGAACACGCTTTTCATCTTTCTGCATTGCTCGACGTTTGGGTTCACACATGTGAGCATACAAGGTCTTTTCTTTCATAAAGGCCTTACCACAATGTACACAATTATATGGTTGCTCTTCTAGCTTGATCATTACACTTTTTCGTATGTTTGTTGAAATATATCTTTTTTAACAACACCATAGTCATTGGGACCATGTTTTACTATAACATCTTCATCTGGGTTATAATGTAGCTTTTCACCCCAGCTAGTGTTAACAGTTCCCGAATGATCTGCTAACTTTGCTAACTTAATAATTTTCTTAGGAGTACACACTCCATCCCCTAGGTCATCTTTAAGTTCATCAAATTTTTCAGGACTGATTGGATATTGTTCTCCTTTTGGACCTGTCATTATATAGTAACCTGCCGGATACTTAACTGGCCCTTCTAATGTTTGAATAGTGCCAGGTTCTTGAGCAATTTCATATTTTTCTTTGGCTGGCCTTTTATAAGTTTTAAACGCACCGCTGTCGAACCAAGCGTCACTAATTCCTGCGCCTTCGACTATATTAATTAATTTTCTTAGATCACTCATATTCTTTCCTTTGCTTTTTATCAAATCCCATTTTATCAAACAGCTCATTAATGTCATTTTTATCCATTAAACTTGCCATAACTTTAATATCGTCTAGCTTCATAGCAGGATAAATTTCGCACAACAACTTTTCAATCTTGTTGGCTTTTTCTTTTTTACCTGCGGCAAGATATGGGTGGAAACAGTTAACTCCAACTCCGCATGCCGCAAACAACTTCCACAACATTTCCTTATGATTTTTGCTCAATACCCAGTGATGCTTGTTTACAAGTTCATTGGTCATTTCTAAAAAATGTTCTTGAATATCCGGATCATCAATTTGAACATTGGAGGTATATCTCATTAAAATATAAGGACTAAACACTTTACGTTCTTCATCGGTAAGGTTAGCGTAAAAGTTGTAGTCTTTCTGATCTACGGCACGTAGTTCACGTTTAATGTCAAGTTTTGCGGCCATGTCTTTTCTCGTATTCTTTGCTTAGTAAGTATGCTGTCTTTGCCTGATTAAGTAAATCTCTTACGGTTATATTTGTCTTGGCGGCTCTCCGAATTTCTCCCCATAACTGGTCTTCCCGTATCTGGTCAATCAATGGGCGACCATCCGATGTCCTAGGATCAAAATTTGGATCATCTTTATTGTAATCCCAGCCAGCTACTTGTCTAGTGCTGGGATCAGCACCAAATTCTCTGCTGTAGACAACATCACCTACACGTTCATGGATATATGTTGCGCCTGGTTTAAGACTTCCCATATTACCAGCACTTACTATAATCTACTAGTTCACTTTGTCTGCTAACATCTTTTACAAAGAAAGCACAACTAGGTTTAGGACCGGGATGTAATGGAGTCGTTAGTAATTGTCCAGTTTTCATTTTAGGAAAATACCACTTAACATCTTGATACACATCAATGATATCAATTTCAAAAAATTCTGGACGGAATCCACTTAAGGGATTAAAACAGAAGGTTTTAAATCCTCTATCATTTAGGCTTGTTAGCGGCAACACTTCCATGTCCGGACCAGTGGGATCCCCGACAATAGTACACCAGTCAAGTGGCATATTAATGGTATACGGTCCTACTTTAAGTACAGCGGCAGGAGCCGTAAAACTTTCTAAAAAAATCAAAGGAATATAAAAATAATCAGGATTTTGTGGATCGCTATTATCTAGTACACTGAATCGAAGATCCTCGTCAATCTCGTCGGGTAGATTATTCAGATAAAAAGTCTGATCATCTAGTGTTAAAATTTGCATTAATATTTTACCTTGTCTATTGTAAAAGGATATTTCGCCTCTTTGTAGTATCGTTTTCTTTCTGTTAAATGTTTCTTAGCGTATTTGCTTGACGCAGTTATGTCCCAGACCTGTACGAAGTCTTTATCGTCTGCTTTTCTAATGCCTCGCCCAATACTTTGTATAACGCGAGTAAAGCTCTTTCCGGACTCAAGCATAACCAGATTAAAAATCCTTGGGATATTAATACCAACAGCGGCCACACCGTAAGTCGCCACAATAATCTTGTTAGTGCTTGTTTTAATTTCGTCATATTCTTCTTTACGATCTTTTGTTTTAACTTCACCACTAATAAACACAGAATCTTCGATGCTACTAGTTATTATACGTCCTGATTCTATTCTGTCAACCAATACGAGTGTATTACCGCTTTCTGATATAGTTTTTATTAGTTTGCTAACATAAGACATTCTATCTTCATTAGTGACTAGATATTTTAATTCTTCTGGGTAACTGCTAAATTCCTTCCATTCGGCTGTTTGAATAATGTTTACGTGACAGTTACTCAATACCCCTGCTTCTTGTAATTCATGTGCTTTAACCTGATGAACAACTTCGCCTAATCCGGCTCTAATATTCTGAAAATCTATATCTTCTTTAGGAACAGTACCAGTTAGTCCCCAACGTATTGAACAGTTAGCTAAGTGGTTAGTTAATAGTTTTTTAAGCACCTCGGCTTTGGCCATATGTACCTCATCTACCATAACGGTCTGAACACCATCTAGGAAAACTGCCAAGGTTAATGCGTCGTCATCGGTGGAATCTTTGGATTTTTTATCTAAAATATTAAGACTTTGCCAGGTACAAATTGTGTGGGTTTTATTCAGTTGTTTCCTATCTCCGTAGTAAACACCCACGTCTAATCCGCAGTTGATAAAATCTTCTTCAGTCTGTTCCACAAGACTTTTGTTGGGAACAATGGTTACTGTTCGACCGTATTTTTCACAAATTTTGCTCAAAGTTGCGGTGGTAATTGTCTTACCAAATCCTGTAGCAATTTCTTGAATACATTGCGGGTTTTCGAGGAACTTATTAACAACCTCAACTTGATCGTCACGCAGTCTAATTTTTTCTCCAGCAAATCGATGACCTTCTGGCCAGGTAGCATCACCCCAAAAATCTTCAAAAACTTTGTCGAACTCCAATACTGGACTTGTTCGATGATCTTCAATTTCCGGGTCATAACCTTGGCGAATAATTTCTTCAACAACTGCGGGTAGTAGGCTCATATATGTTGTACCACCGAGCCCAAAGAAACTTGTACAACCGTCCCATCGACCTAATTTATATGCTGGCAAATATCTGGCTTTTTGGTCAAAATATTTGAATTTTTTAACCAATGATTTACGTGTGTCAAGATCTAAATTTTCTACTTTAACGTTGACTTCATCTTTAATGACAATCTTACAACGCTTCATTCAGCATCTCCATTGTCAACATAGACAACTGTGTTATATTTGTCATTGATAATTTTTTTTGTGTTAACATGACTACCTAGTGGATCACAACTAATAGCAATACCAAAATTTATGCCACTTTGTACCAGTGGTTTTTTGATACGTCGACTAACAAACACAAATTTTAGGTTTTTGCTTATGGGTGTGTTAAGTTTATGTTCTTTAATATATTCGTTAAATTCTTTATTAATTTCGTTGTCAGTTCTAAACATGACGGTAATGTCAGCAGAAGTGTATCCCAGCGAAATTATGTGGGTATGCCACTTTTTTAGGTGGTTCAACTCGCGCTCTGGTGGTATCACAATCATAACCGAATATGCCGATGACAGCAGTTGATCAAAATCTGATAGCTTGTAATCCTTTGAATGGAATTTTACCTCGTCGGCAAATTCCTTCATAATGAACTTTTTGGTAATTTCACCAATTTTTTCAGATTTTAGGTATTTTTCACAAATTTCGTCCCAGACCTCGATACCATACTGTTTAGCCAGCAACAGGCCATCAAGAATATTGTTAGAGGAAGGTTGTGGAACTGACTCATAGACATTTTTGAACCTAAGCACCTCATTGTCGAATTCCATCATTGGGGCATATTTTTCCATACTCATCAAAATTTCCTGAATTTTTTCATAAAAATCCAAAAAATCTTGATCAGCCGTAAATCCGTTAGGCACTAGGTTATTACCGATCCAAATAATGTTGCCTTCAGTTAAACCAAACATCCAACATTTTTCATCGTGGTTCCAGTCTGACCAATCAGCTGGATTTTCTTTCTTAAATTCTCGGATTTTTTTCACTAAATCTTCACTATAAGGGAAAGTTACCTTAATGTACTTACGTTCTCCCCTTACGACTGAAATGGTCTTATTGCTAAGTGTTGTGGCTCTTAACGGCTGATGGAATTTTTCATTATTGATGATATCATCAACATTAGAGCCAAATCGACTGACCAGAAAATTTCGGTATTTTTTACATAATTTTATGGCTAACGCACCTTGCTTGATAGTAAAGGCGGAACCGCGAGCACATTGACTATCAAAGCTGTCAATGATTTGCCTATCGCCAATAAAAATGCCCTCGCCACTCCACGCAAGTCCAGAAATTAGGTCTTCAACACACGTTGCATTTTTTGTAAACATATTAGATAGTGATATCTTCCATACCTGCGGTACGTAATTTAATAATATTCGATAATTGCCATTGTTTGATGTCAATTGCCTTGATAATGCCTAACCAATGATTTCTCAACAGAGCAAATTCATTAATAATTTTATCCATGTCAACAACGTCTGCTTCTCCGTCAACATATTTTTCAACATCTCTAGAACTTAACGCTCTTTGATAGTTTTCAAGATATTTTTTAAAGACCTTACTACGCAATCTTCGAGATTCAATATTAAGATACTCGAGAATAGCCTCAATTTCTTGAAGCTGATTAAATCTTTGTTCTACAATACCAGGTAAAGCCGCAGAGGCTTTTTCTACGTTACCGTATACTCGAACCTCCTTGCGGGCTTCCTCTAACTCTTGGTAATAATGATCAATACAGGCAGGAAGGTGAGCGATATCTTTGCTAACCTTTGAGTACCACATCAGTAATCCTCGTCTTCGTAACCGTAATTGTCTTCATCGTACTCGTCGTCATCTTTTTCGTGATTTTCATCAACAACAGTTTTGATAGCATCATCAAGATGGCTGTCGTAACCCATAAATGTTTCAAGTACTGCTGGCGTAATATCTTTACCTAACAAAAAATCAACGTATTGATTTGCCGCCATGTCTTTATTTTTATCAGAAATATATTCTCGGAATATATCCCAAATTTCCATAATTACTGCTTCTTCCATTATGCTTCTCCGTCTGCTATATCAGTTGTAGTTAATGTTGCTACTGCAGTTTCGTCCCACTCGGACATGATAATTTGAAGTTTGTCTTCAGTCCAATTTTTACGGAACTCTGCTACAATCTCGCCAGTCTCTTTACTGGTGTATGCTAATTTATTCCCTACCTTAGATAATACACCCATCTTCTCGAACATGTCAACTAATCCGGAAGTTGGACTCATACCAGTCGAATATGGAATCTCAACTTGAACACTTTCAAAAGGTTTGGCATAACGTGTCTTCATAATCTTACAAGCACTACGAATACCATGAACTTCACTGGTTTTGTTTCCGTCTGCGTCAGTTTTAAGTTTGAGTTTTTTCATAGCAACAACAATACTTGATGCGTAAATGAAACCCTGACCACCTGAAATCTTGTCATCTGGATCAAACATGTCTTGACTTGCGTATGTGTGATTTGTACAAACCATGCCCACATTATACGAGCCAAACATGTTTACACAATTACGCACAAGACTAGTAAGTGCTTTGGGTTTACGGCCCATATCACCCTTCATCTCGCCTGCTTCAAACTGATTTACATCAGTAGGAGTAAGCAACATTCCAAGTGAATCGATTACAAATAATATCTTAGGACGTTCTTCCTGTGGCATTAATTTGTACTCTTTCATGAATTCTGAAATAGTTTTAGCTACATCATCAATCATGGCCATGTTGAGCTTGAGTAGTTTATCTTCACTAGTATCAACATTTAAATCTTCCAACCATTTCTTGTCCAACGCATTTTCTGAGTCAACTAAGACAACAAAAATACCTTGTTCTTGTGCGTGTCGAATAATGTTGCCGGAGCAGATATAACTCTTACCTGCGCCAGATTCGCCAGCAAATACAGTTACCTTACCCATTGGAATACCTTTGTTAAAGTCTCCAGAAATGAGGTAATTTAAAGCGTAGTTCCCTGTACCAACCCAATCGGTTGGGTCATTAAATCCTACACCAAGTCCGTCGATAGACTTGGTGATAGACTTACGGAACTTCGAAATATCGAAGGCTTTTCCCATAGTCTATCTCCCAGATTAAGTTTGTTGACGTTTACGGATCATTGCCAAGATATTCTGAGCACGATCGCTAGCACCATCGCCAGTTGACGATTCTTCTGTCTCTTCAGCAACTGGAGCAGATGTTTTTACTGGAGTCGCAACTGGTGTTGCTACATCAGCATCTTCTGCTTCTGGATCTTTGGCTTTAGAACCTGTTGCGGCTCCGCTACCTCCCATACCAGCTGGCTTAAAGTATTGACCCCAACGTTCCATGTCAAATGCTTCGCCATCTACTGATGCTTCAAACATTTCCATCATTACTTTGAGTTCAACATCGCCTGGCTTCTTAGGCAAGAAGTCTTTAAGGCTAAATGTGCCATATTGTGCGATTGCCGCTTGTTCATCTTCACCTAGAGCACGTTCACGACGAGCCCAGTTTGAAGTAGAGTAGTCAGCATAACCACCTTTACTTGTCTTAACAATTTTGAAGTCTAATCCACGAACTGCGTCAGTTGGGATTTCTTCAATTTCTGAATCCATCAAAGCCGCTTTAATAATATTGTGGATTTGACTGCCGATAATAAATCGACGAATTGGATTCTCAGGAGTTTTGTCTTCCTGGAGTTTTGAATCAACTACAAAACCTTGATACAAGTATGAACGCTTTTTCCAGTACTTACGACCCATATCTTCAAGATTTTTATCCTTGAACCATGGACGAACTTCTGTTAAGATTGGGCATGACTCGCCCCACATTTCCATACAAGGAACTTGTACAGTAACAGGTTTTGAATTTGTCTCACCTTTAATTCCGGCAAATGGCAATTTGATCATTGCTCGTTCAATCCAGAAAAATGTGTTGCTTGGGTCAGCATCTTGTAAGAATCTTACTGTTGCTGTTTGACCTTCTTGAATGTTCCAGTGTGGAAAGATTGCGTTGTCACCACCGCCTGCGCTACCGGTGTTTTGTTGACTTGCTTGTTGAAGTTTTGCGCGAATTTCTGCTAAAGTTGCCATAATGATTTTTCCTTAATGTTTAATTTTATGTGCCATTCCTTTAAAGCCAACTGACTAAAAAGAAAAAGTGCATATAGTTAACTATACGCACTTTTATTTATCCCGTCAAGAATTAAACGGGTATATTTTGATTTATTTTGCCAATCCGGCTAATCTTAAAATGATATCCATGTTTTCGTTGGATTTCTTTTCAGTTTCACGACGAGCTTTATCGCTTAAATTGGTAACCTTTCCACGAGGATCTTTATTTTTAGACTTCCCCCAATCCCCTTCGTGTTTCCAAGATTTAACTTTACCATCTTTATCTTTTTCTACAGTATCAGTTGCTTCCTGTGTTCTAATTCCGGCAAGTTTCATTACTTCGGCAAACTCTTGATGGCCTTGTGTGCGCTCTTGCATCTTTTTAACCATTAGCTCAACCATGCGTCCTGCTCTATCGCCAAACTGTTTACCGGCCATAATGCCTAGTTCAGTTGGGCCTTTACGCCATTCGCCAAGACCTTGTTCGCGAGCATTTGGATTGTAAAAAGCACCAATAAACTCTGCTAGTTCTTTAATATTAACAGGTTTTTCTTTTCTAGGCTCAGCATTGTCCATTGCTTCTTCATCTTCAGCTTTATCAAGCGAAGCGGAATCTTTAATTTTAAATTTATGAATAGTACCAGTTCCATGTTGACGCATGTGAACTTCCTTCCCATCATTGTGAACACATTTTCCTTGACATAGTTTGCCAGTTTTTGG